CAGCGAGTTGTGATCCACCGTTGATTGCGGGGTAGCCTTTATTGTGAACTACAACACTTTCACAATCCGAGTTAATCAAGGCTATGTAGTTACGGTGGGCAAGGCCGCCATCCCAAATTTGGATGCCACGGAAGGTACTGTTGACTGTGCTGGTTAGATACAGCACAACGGCAGTGTCGCTAGTGCCAGCGGAGTAGCTACCAGGCTGCGACGATATGTAGATATTTTTAATGTCTGCGTTGGTTAGGGCAGTGGTATAGATAGTGAAGTTAGCGTAGATGCCGTCGATAGGTGTGGCGCACTTGACGGTTGAAAATGCGATTGACCTAGTGTTGAAGTTGGTACTGGATGATCGGTTATACATCCTCACTCGCACATTGCTTATTGCTTGCGCGTTTTGGACGTTAGAGAATGTAAGCCCTGTAGCATTAGTGGCCAAAGTATAGTTGACATTTGCATGGATATTGGCAAAACTTCCGCTGCCGATCATAGAAGCAAATGAAATTACAGCCGCCGCACCCCCCGGAGCTTGATAGCCGCCGCCAGTTGCACTAATGGTATCTAGGCTGTATGTCCCAGCAGAGCTTGTGACCGTCAAGAAATAGGCGCCAAAGTTTTTTAATGTTAGAGCTGCATAGTTGTTAAACGTACAGCACATTCTTAAGCCAGTGCTGCACACCTGCATATCAACCGTGCCTGATGCGTTGGTTGTAAATGTGGCGTTATTGGTGGTAGTGTTATTCGCTGGAATCCAATAGACCGATGTGCCGATTGGAAAGCTCGCTTGCGCTGTAGTTCCAAGAGCGCCCCTGAACATACCTGTTGCGCTGACCGTTGTGCCCGAGCGTGTAGTGTATGAAATGCGTTCAATAGTTGAACCGTTGACCAATAGCAATGTGCCAAAATATCCCGTTGCAGAAGCACTGTTTGTTCCCGCCCCTATTGCTGCTGTAAGCGTGATGGCCTGCGCTGCTGTACTTGTAATGGCTGCTGCAAGCGTTGTTTGCTGAACAGCGGAATTAAAATGAATATTAGGAACACGAACTCGGGCGCCTGTGGGAATCTTTGTGCCGTTGGTGCCATCTCCCATTGTTACCGCAGTGGTCAATGGGTTAAAGAACAACACCTTGCCAATGTCACCGCTGCCTACTTGAGTGGCGCTGATAAGTGAACCACTGCGAAGAATATACGACGTTCCTGCGGCAATCACACCACCTGTATAGGTAGAACCATCTAGTTCCTGGATGATGATTGATGTGGCAGAAGTGTAGGAGCCAACAACAAAGTCACGGGTGATGCTAGGAAGTTTGAAAAATTGACCTGCGTTTGTGGTCACAAAATTGGTGCCCGTGCCCGTTACTACGCCCGCAGTTGTTACTGCAACCGTTCCAGCAGTGGCGTTATTTCCGTTGAACCCAAGTGTGTTGACTACTCCGCCAGTTACGTCTAGTGGAAGCGCCTGCCAAACTTCCCAGACGTTTGTGCCGCTACCTGTTTCGACTTCAATGTGAGTAGGGTAGTCAAGTGCTACGCCGCCGACAGAGTTTGCGCTAAACAGTGTTTCATTATTTGTGCCTGTGGAGGTGCCTACGGTAATCCATGCGCCCCTTACTTGAAACACACCATTCTGCGTAACACTGATGCCGCCAGAGTTTCCGCCAGCACCCATGAAAAACTCTTGCAGATGAGCAACGCTAGTGCTGGTGTTGCTAACCTCAATACGACCAGTGCCAAGCGCCTGAATCAGTCTTGGCTTAATCGACCACTGAGAGTTAATCGTGAGAGTAACGCCATCGTTCACGTTGATGATGTCGTCTTGCGCGTAGGTGACCGCCGTAAGGTTCTGGCTTGACGCGACGTTGACAATTGCCATATCAGATCACTTCTCCCAAGAATATACTATATTTATTGATCATAATTATCTTCGTTTTTTTCATAAATTTAAAACTCAGTCTCCGTAATAGATGTCAAAATACCACTTGTATAATTGAAAGTTTTTCTGTAAGTTCTACTTCCAACAACTAAATCAATTCTAGTCAATGTCCCAGACGTATAAGTAAATGTTTTTGTTGACCCATCACTATATAGGATGCTCGTAAGAACTCCACTAGTATAAGTAAAAACTGGATTTTTGAGAACAGGATATATGGAAGAAACCGTAACTTGCCCCGTAGAAGAAGTTACCGTCATTCCAGTTCCGGCAATAATAGAAGTTACAATTCCGGTTAGATTAGTTCCCCTACCATTATAAGAATTTGCCGAAATAGTAGTATCAGTGATATGAACACCACCAACCGCCAAACGAACTCCATTTGGAACTTGTGTAGAACCAATACCAACGCCATAATTAAATAACCAGGCATCTGTAATTCCGGCACCAATTGTATTTCCTTTGAACCACATAATCTTCTTATATGTGGGTGGAAGTATTTCTGATGGAATAATATTGAGATTTACTAATGGTGTTCCTTCGGTAGATGCAATCGCAATACCACCATGATTTGCAGTATTATCCGTTGGACTAAAAGAAGTTCCAATACCTAATATAATATCACTATCAGCAATCTGAAGTTGTTCGGTATTGAGTTGAGCAGTTGTTCCTCCAAATGAGATATTGCCACTCACATACAAGTCACCAACAACAGAAAGAGCACTAGTTGTGTTTATTCTATTTCTATCAATAACTCCGGTTATAATATTTGCAGCATCTGCTAGATAAGTCGCAGTTGTTGCTATACCACTATAAGTTGCATAGGTTGCTATACCTGCTGTTATTGCATAGGTTGCTATACCAGCAACACTTGCATAATCACCACCACCAGAGACTGCATCAAATTCAAATTTCCCTATACTGTGATTATACTTAAGAAACTTTCCATCATAAGCACTTGCATTTGTGGCAATACCAACAATATCATCAAGATATCTTAATCTAGTTTCACCACCTCCACCTAATGTGGAGAGTTGTTGTTGAATACGATTAATGAACAGACGATAATGTTCTTGTAGTTGTTCTAGTGTTACAAACTTCTGATCTAATGGAGTAAGAGGATCAGAGTTCTTTGTATCTGGAGGTTCATTTAATAGTCCTTCTCGGATAACTTCCTTTACAATAACTTCAGGTTCAATTCGAGAATAAGTTTCTTTGATAAAATCAATTTTCTTTTCAAGTCTTTCTAAATTTTCTTGAAGATTTCCAATAGGTAATTTTTCAATCTCACCAAAAACTTCTTCTTTGAGTTCTATAAGTTCTGAATGATTTTCTTTTAGATACTTATCTACATTCTTAATATGCTGTTCGTTAATAACAACATCTGCTTTGATATTTGAAATTTCTGAAGATACTTTATTCTTAAAGGTATCTACTTCTTCATCAATACTACTAATTTTTTTGTTTATATCTGAAGATACTTTATTCTTAAAGGTATCTACTTCTTCATCAATACTACGAATTTTTTTGTTTATATCTGAAGAAATATCCCCAAACTTTTCTTGAATTACTTGATCATAAGAAGAGGTCTTTTCTTCTAGTAATGATTGAAGTTCTACAAATTCTTCGTGAAGAGATTGAATAATCTGTGAGTATTCTTCTAACTTCTCATTTTCCTTTACTAGTTTACTTTCTAAAATTTTAGAAAGTTTATTATAAGTATCGGTAGTGTCTTTTACTTTAGAAGAAGTTTCTTGAAGTTGATTGTTAAAATACTCTAGATTATTATCAATTACTTCGGCAATATTGTTAACTTGAGTGTCTATCTCACCTCTAATATCAACAATATTTTCTTCTACTACTTCTTTAAGAGTATCAAACTTTTCACCAATACGAACTTCATTTTTGGTGACTTGTTTTTTGTATTTTGGTATTTCTTCTTCTATGAGATTACCAACAATCTCCGTAAGTTGTGATACTTTATCTTTAAATTCAGAAATATCTTTTTTATTTGATTTCTTAAAGTCATTTTGCAGGTAATTGAAATTCTCCCGCATTGAATTGATCTGAGATAGAACTAACTTCTCAAGATCAGTTTGAATTACTTTTTGCGATAGTTCTTGTTGTAATTGAGATACTTGTTCTGATAAACTTTCTACTTTACTTAACTCAAGATACAAAGAACTATCAGACTCAACAACTGGAATGTTAATATCTTCAATTTTTTTATCAAAAATATCTGATGGTTTTCTGAGTGCCACTTATGAACTATTTTTCGTCTTATGATTTATTTATTATAGCACAAAAAATGAGACCCCACAAGAGGGTCTTTCAAAAATTATTCTTTAATGTCGTAAATGTAATGGTCTGAAGTCTCAAAGGTTCTTGTGTTCTCTACAGAATACAAATTCGTATCAATCTCATATCCGGGATTTGACTGGATGCGATTGAATGTCCAGGCGGAGTCCATCCATATAATTCTATTATTTGGATATGCATAATAATTACCAGTCTCCACCTTGAACAAATGAGCGCATTTATGTTCTGGAGTTTCTGAATAATTAAAGTCCGTCATTCCTTTATTCTCAAATCCCCAGTCAAGAGTGAACATATACTCACCTTGAACTTTAGTATTATCGGGACGAATAAGTTCTGCTTTCAATCCGGCAAGACGATTTCTTCGTTGAACATCCACATAAGAAGAGAAACAGTCCCAATACATAATTTGATTGAGAGGTTCTATTTCTGCATCAAGTTTCCAACAAAGTGAATGTAATGGTCTGCGTGTCCAGTTTACACCATTCTCTAGAAAACATTCAAATAATGGAACTCGTTTCTCCATACTTGCGACAGAGTGAACATCACATTTTGTAACTTCACCTTGTCCTTTTTTGTGATTATATAGAAACTCATTACGAATGTAACAACTCCAATCAGGTAAGTTATGATTCAAATAAGACATTTTTTAATATTACTGGGGGGTGGTATCAAGGGGAGGATTTTAGTTAGAGTAATTATTAATTAATCCATAATTAAGATGATAATCGACAAAAGTTTCCGATAGAGTAGTTCTCATATCCAAATCATAAAATAATCTTTTACCATCAAGTACCGCACCCCATCTTCTAAATGCCATAGATTTTTGAAACAACTTATTATGAACACCAATTCCCATTTCTTTTTGTTTTTTTCTTGCCTTCTCTAAATTTTTTGAGTCAAATGCTCCAGTACCATTTTTTCTATTAACTTCTGCTCCTTTTTTACCGCGAACTTTTTGATTTTCAGAAGAAAAAAAATCTTCTTCTGTAAGTTGTTTCTTTCTTTTTTTGCCATTAGACGATTGTATATCCTTATTATAATATGCACTTCTTCCTGGGTTTATTAAAGTATCTTCCCTACATTTATAATCTTTAAAACATCCAACTTTAATATTTTTTGCTGCTTCTCCACCCGATTTTGACCTAGATATTCTCGCTTCTACTGTATCTCCTACCATTTTATGATAGGCATATAAGTCAATAGAATTTCCATATGCTAAATATCGGTAAAAATGCGCCAAACAATGTTCTGGAAAAGAGACTAATACTATATTATTATCAATATATTTTCCACCAGAATGTCCCGGAATAATCCTATGCTTTTCAACATATCCAGATATATTTTTTTCCTTTTCCTTTAAATATGAAATAAATTGTTCGTATATAGTGTCCATAAAAGTTGAGTTATTAAAAAAGAGGAAGTTTCCTTCCTCTTGGTATTTATGGGATTATTATACCAAATAATAATTTATTTGTCAACCAACTGAAGGTGCAACAAGTGCAACTTCAGAACCAGAAGAAAATGCCAAATCTAATGGAAACTGATGACTATTGCGTTCATGAATAGTTTCTAGACCAAGATTTGCCCGGTTCAATACGTCCGCCCAAGTAGGAACAACACGCCCCTGATGATCTAAGATACTTTGGTTGAAATTTAGTCCGTTGAGATTAAAACCAGACATAAAAATTCCACAAGCAGCAAACCAAATACCAATAACAGGTAGTGCAGCCATCACAAAGTGCAATGAACGACTATTATTAAAGGATGCATATTGAAACAGAAGACGACCCAGATACCCGTGTGCGGCAACTAAATTATAAGTTTCTTGTTCTTGACCAAATTTATATCCTTTATTTTGACTTTCCTCCTCAGTAGTTTCTCTCACAAGAGAACTTGTTACGAGTGATCCGTGAGTGGCAGAAACTAAAGCGCCACCAAAAACACCAGCAACACCTAACATATGAAACGGATTCATAAGAATATTATGCTCTGCCTGAAAGACTAACATAAAATTAAATTGGCCCGAAATTCCCAAAGGAAATCCATCAGAAAATGAACCTTGTGAAATTGGATAAGCAAGAAAGATAGCAGTAGCAGCAGCAACAGGAGCACTATAAGCAACACAAATCCAAGGGCGCATTGACAACCTATATGAAAGTTCCCATTCACGACCCATATAAGCATAAATTGCAATCATAAAATGGAAAACAATAAGTTGATATTCGCCTCCATTGTATAGCCATTCTTCCAGAGATTGTGCTTCCCAAATTGGGTATAGATGCAATCCTATGGCATTAGAACTAGGAATTACTGAAGCACTAATAATGTTATTGCCATACATTAGAGAACCAGATACTGCTTCCCTAATTCCGTCCAGATCTGTTGGAGGTGCCGCAATAAAAGCAAGAATAAAGCAGATGGTTGCAGTTAAAACTGTTGGAATAAGTAGAACACCGAACCAACCAACATAAAGACGGTT